CCGATGTATTATCGGGGCTTTTCTTTGTATCATGGCGAAAATATGGCGAAATAGTGTCGTTCAAATACTTAGGTTTCTCTCATATAATGTAAGCATAGAGAAAAGCTTACAGAGATGGGAGGAACACACTATGGCATTTTATCCATATTATCCGCAACCATTGAATCCATACCCACAAACACCGGTACAACCGTATCAAGATAGATTGGCACAGTTGCAGAACAACTACCAACAGACAATGCCTTATGGACAGGCACAAATACAACAGCCGATGCAGCAGATGCCACAGGTTGCTATGCTTTCAGGGCAAATGGTTGATGGCATTGACACTGTAAAAGCAAAGGATGTGGATATGACTGGAAATCCTGTCTATTATCCAAAAACAGATGGTACAGAAATATACAAGAAGCAACTACAGGCAGACGGAAAAAGCAGGATTTTTGTTTACCGACTTTTAAATCCAGACGAACAACAGCAACCAAAAGCAGAAGAAAAACCGATTGATATAGAAGCTATGTTTAATCAACTTCGGAACGATGTTTGTTCTGAGATTTCTGAAATAAAGAACATGTTCCCGACACAAATGTCGGAGACATCGGTATCTAAGCAGAACGGAGGTAAGCAAAGATGAGTTTCAATCCTAATGCCATGATGAAAAAGCAATTTGAGAAAATGATTTCTCAGAGGTTCGGAAGTGTGGATAACATGATGAACGATATGAGTAAATTTGCAGGGAATAATCCAACATTAAAAAACGCCTTGGATTTGTACAAAAAAGGTGATACAGACCAGTTGCATCAAATTCAGCAAAATGTTTTTAATGAAAAGCACTTATCACCAGACGGAATTATCCAAAAATTCCTTGGATTATAAAACACTTCCCCATGATTGGGTGATTTAAAATCGCTACAATTTGGGATGACAGCCGCGGATGTCTCCTATTGTAAATAAATTTATAAGGAGACTAAAAACATGATGAATGGTTCTAATTACAGTCTTAGCGACATTGCAGCTGCTACAGGCTCTAATAACCGTGCCAATGACATGTGGGGCGGTGATGGTTTTTCACTTATTTGGCTCGTACTGATCTTCGCAATCTTCGGATGGGGAGGTTTTGGCGGCTGGGGCGGTGGCTTCGGCGGTAATGGTGGAAACGGTGCTAATGGTGCCGGATTCCAAGGATGGGCTACACGTGCCGATATCAACGAGGGCTTCGCTCTTAACGATATCCAAAACGGTATCAGAGGTATTCAGCAGGGTATCTGTGACAGCACATATGCACTCAACAATACCATGCAGAGCGGTTTTAACGGCATGAACGTTGGAATGCTTCAGGGCTTCAATGGCGTTCAGCAGGCAATTAACGCTGATACTGTAGCCGGTATGCAGAATACCAATGCATTACAGTCTCAGTTGGCAAATTGTTGCTGTGAAACAAGGGAAGCTATCCAGGGTATCAACTACAACCTGGCAACCAACACTTGTGCTCTTCAGAACACAATGAACAACAACACCAGAGACCTTCTGGACAATCAGAACAGCAACACCAGAGCAATTCTCGATTTCTTGACGAATGATAAGCTTGCAACATTACAGGCAGAGAACTCTGATCTGAAACGTGCTGCATCTCAGGATCGCCAGAGCGCACTTCTTACAACTGCAATGGCATCTCAGACACAGCAGTTAATCAATGCAATCAATCCGGCAGCTGTTCCGGCATATGTTGTTCCGAATCCGAATACCTACTACGGTGGATGCAACGGATACAACAACGGTTGCTGCTAAGTAACTCACCCTTAGAGGTTGACTAATTCTAAGAGGTGGGTTACGGCTCACCTCTTATTTGATTGAGAGGTAGAAGTATGAGTTGTAAAAATGTTTGTAAGCTCTGTGATCATCTCGTGATAAGCCAGGCTGTTGCGTTTACTGGTGGTAATCTTGTGATTACACTTCCAGCAGGTAGTTATAACAACGGTGAAAAATATTGCATTGTGATTGCACAGAGCATACCAGAAACCACTACGATTAACGCTCCGGTGGTGATTCAGATAGGAACGGGAACAACCCTGTATCCATTACAGAATCGTTGCTGTGCACAGGTTACGGCTTGTGGCGTAAGAACCAGAACGAAGTACGCAACCAGAGTAGCTACGAGTGCAACTGGTGGAGTATTCAAGATGTTAGGGAATCCGGCTTGTAGTCCGAGTAACAATTTGACAGCAATTAATGGTACAGCCCCAACAGCAGATACACCTGTTACACAGGCTGTTAGAAAGGGGGCACTGTAATGCATAAAGTTGCAATGGAAATGGGAAAATGGGCTATGGAAAAAGCCAAGACACATGGCTTCGATAATCTCAGTGCTCAAGACTGGGACGATCTGAAGGACTGCATGGAAGCTGTAAAGTGTGCAATTTGTGCAGATAAAGATTACAGAATCGTAGAAGCTATGGACGAATGCGAACAGGAAGAGAAGTATCTTGGACGCATGGGATATGACAGATATCGTTATTCCAATGGCAGATTTGCCCCAAAGGGTAGAGGAAGTCGTATGGGATATAAACCGTACCTGTACATGGAAGATGATGACTGGATGGACGAGTATCTGAATAATTCGGATGCATACCGCATGGGATATCATCCGGACCGTAGTAACATGAGGATGGACGGAACGAACCGTCAGCAGTCCAGATACGGCGAAACCTATGACAGATACAGCGAGAATCGCAGGCATTACCATGATTCCAAAGATGCAGATTCAAAACAGAAGATGGACAGTTCAATGAAAGAGTACACGCAGGATGTTATCCGTACCATGTCTGAGATGTGGTCGGATGCAGATGCGACCCTTAGACAGCAGATGAAAACTGATCTGACTAAGCTTCTTCAACAGATGAACTAAAAACAAGGCCCTTGCTACAGAAATGTGGTAGGGGCTTTTTGGTTTAAAGGCGGTGGTTTTATGCTAAGACAATTTTACATGAACGGGCAAAAATGGAAAGTTCGGTTCACTCATCCTGAGAATCCAGTACTGGTTGACCGTACCGGTACTATGACCTGTGCTGTGACGGATGGAAACACAAGGATTATTTGGATTTCTGACGCTATTTCGGGTGAATTTCTCACAAGGGTAGTTTTACATGAGTTGAGCCATGCAATGATGTTTTCGAGCGGATTTCTTAAAGAACTACATAGACTTGTACCACGTGAGAATTGGGTGGAAGTAGAAGAATTGATTGCTAATCTGATTGCCGACAAAGCAAGGCAGATTTTTGAAATCGCATATGAGATTGTAGGGAATGAAGCGATACATTTTGTTCCGTATCTGTTGGAACAGGTGGCGTAAAACAGATACTTCCTTAATGAACTAAATGGGAAGAGGAAAATTTCTTTTTATATGATAATCTCGAACGAATCATTTTTGTACCGAAATGCAGTGACGGTCGGCTTAAAATAGTCAACATATACGCCAATGGCATCTCTTGATTCTGGAACGGACAATATGATCATATATGGGTGTCCTCCATTCGTTGTTGCCGCAAAGACGCTTGAACCTTGTATCATAATAGCTTCTTTCTCAGCGTTCATGGCACTGATAATATCGTCATACGCACGCCAGTTACGCTCTCTGAGCCGGTTACTATTTAAGCATCAGCATCTTAATGCCTCCCCATATGGTTTCGCTGGCGCTTATCGTCAATGTAGATGTGTCATCACTGTATGTACCCGAAAAAGTCCTTTTTGCCACAAAGTCTGCAATTTTAATAAAATTTACTGTCCGTTTTTCCGATGCAACATCAACAAAGACAATGTACATAAATCCATTATATCGTGAAGTCGCTCCGTACATGAGAAACGATGCATAGGCGTAAATATTAAGCTCAATATTTACAGAAAATGTTGAAAGATTTCGAATATCAATGAAGACATTACTATTTAATTCATTTATTTTAAATCAAAAAAATCCCCAGAACTGAGGAACTGGGGACTGGAATACTATGAAACCTGGGTGTACGCTGTTCCCTGATTTCCTTGTGAGAATAACATAAAAAAGCAATTTTGTCAATGGAGGGTGCACATATGAGAGGTAGACTTCGCCAGAAACAGTCCATATGGATTTCGACAGTAACAGAAAAAAACAATGGAATGGATAAAACGCTTGTCTATTCAAACCCACAAAAGAAGAACATTTCAGTATCAGCAACAGCCGGTACGCCAGAAGAACTGTCTGCCGGAATCATTCCCGACTATGACCGGTACATTACGGTTTTTGACCGAACATTTCAGCCAAAAGAAGGCAACGTCTTGTGGGTTGATGTCGTGCCAGAAATCAGGGAAGACGGAACATTAATCCTTGATGGAGATAACAGCCCGACTGTTCTTCCAGACTACAGGCTTAAGAGAATCCTTGATACTCAAAAAGGACAAGTTGCCCGATATGGAATAGCGAAAATCGGTGGCAACAATGAGTAGGAAAACAATCCGGTGCAGTTTGAACCATAATTCTTTGCAGTCTGCAATTCAGCAGTTGGAAGCATACCGGAAAGATATTCAAAGGAAGAACCAGATTTTTGTTGATAAACTGGCTCAAGAGGGAATACAGGTTATCCAGACCACAATGGAATCTGTTCCGACCGAAGAAAAAGGTTCTTACTACACGGAAGTTATTAATAACGGACATGGCGATATTGTTGGTGCAGCGGTCCGGCTTTCTGGAGACAAGGTTCTTTTTATCGAGTTTAGCGCCGGTATTTCTTATGGAACGGACAGCTATCCATTACCGTCTGGCGCTGATTATGGTGTTGGTACTTACCCAGATCAAAAACACGCTTACGACCCAAACGGATGGTGGTATGTGGATGAAAGTGGACAAAAGCATCATTCTTATGGTAACAGGGCATATATGCCAATGTACCATGCGGAAGAAGCTATCATTATTCAGATACGACATATTGCAAAGGAAGTGTTTGGAAGTTAAACATCCTATACTAAAATATGGAATCATATGACGCATATTTTGTACAATTAAGATGCGAAGCATCTACCGGAAAGGTAGGTGCTTTTTTCATGCCAAAAAAATAAATCATAAAAGGAGAAGTGAATTTATGTTGGTAGAAATCATTGGTAAAAGATACGAAGAAAAAATCGTAACCACAAGCCGAAAAATAGCAGAGGGTTTCGAGAAAAGACATTCCGATGTACTGAGAGATATCGAAAATCTGGGATGTTCGGAAGAATTTAGACAACGAAATTATGCGTTGTCCTCTTATACTTCGGAACAAAACAAAAGACTTAAAGAGTACATCGTTACAGAAGATGGATTTACAATTCTTTGCATGGGCTATGGCGGCGAAAGGGCTATGGAGTTT